TACCTAATTAATTGAGAGAATTACATATCAAATTTTTCTTTTTCATCCTCATCTTCTTCCTCTTCATCCTCATCTTCTTCTTCAAAATCATCTTCTTCATCATCAAAATCATCCTCATCTTCTTCCTCAAAATCATATTCATCTTCTTCTGTTTCCTTCGTAGAAAATTCCATATTTCCAGAAAACGCTGACACTGCATCTACATAACCATATCCAGATGCGATCAGAAAGTTTTTGAATTGTTCAAGAATTGAACCCAATGATTGAGAAGAAAAGTTGAAGTTTATACTAAGACCATTTCTTCCTTCATCATATTCAAAGGAAAAGTTGCTTTGATTACTAGAACCATCACCATTAAATGCTTTGTATCTACTCATTGTTGTATCCTGTTTTTCCATATATTAATTCTGAATTATTGATCCACCACCTCTTTACCGAGAAGCCCGGACAATCACTATCAATTATCAAATCACCATGTCCTACTACTTTTGCATCTCTATACATAAAAGTCAAGCTGTTTACTAAACTAAACAATGCTTCCCATTGGGATGCAGAAAAGTACGGATCAGGGTTTCCACTTTTGTCGGTGCCACCCACCATCACAACACTAACAGAATTTCCGTTGTATCCTTTTGTGTGTGCGCCAACCTCATCAGCATTTCTGCCAATTTCTATTGTGCCATTCTTGCCTATAAAGAAGTGGTATCCAATTTTTAACCATCCTCGTTTTCGATGCCACTCATCAATTGTACGCAGATCAATATCCATATCTGGAGGTGTTCCAGTAGAATGAATCACAATGAAATTAGTCTGCTTTCTCTTTGCCATTGTTCCTTTCATTAATTGAGCTACCTAAATTCAGATAGATATTTTTTGTCACTCTTATCATATTTGATTTTTTCATCTATCCATGCTTTTGGAATAATTTTCTCATAGTATGAAAATCCATATTTATTTGCCCACTCTTGATGAGTGAATCGTGAGTTTTCAACTTTAGTTGCTAGAGACATAAAGACAAATCTAATATCAAGACTTGGATGCTTCTTTTTTACAGCCCTATGTTTTCTAGCATCCTTTGCAAGAAGTCGTCCCTTTGCTTCTATAATAATTCCATTTGGAAGTACAAAGTCAGGAATATATTTGCTCTTAATCTCGTATGGTATTCGCATTGGTTCATACTCGAAAGAACAGTCCATTGCAATTAAGTTGTTCGCAATAGACTGTTCAAAGTAAGAACGAAATGGTTTAATTGACTTCCGAACTTTAGAAATCACCGTTATCGGTGCCTTTTTGGAAGGCACTCGTTTCTTCTTGAAGTGTCTCTGAGGTTGCCTCATCATCCTCTCCATTTTCTGAAGTAGTTATTGTGGCATAGCCCTCTTCCACCTTGAATACATCTTCACCATTTTCTGATCCGGAGTATTCTACGATTTGTAGAACTTGTACACCACGAAGGCGTAGTTGTACACCAACTGTGCTTCCGTACTCGTATGGAAACATCTCATACGCAATTTTTGCTTCACTTCCATTTCCTAGTGAAGTATTTGGAGGAAATGAAACCTTGTCTGGACCTACAACAAACGGACGTTGTGTGAACGTACTACCTGTACGCTTATTCACTCCAGATGCTTTCATCTTAAAATGAAATACAATTGAAGTATCAAGACCCTCTTCATCTTGGGTTACTTGGTAAGGCAAAAATTCACGAAAATTCTTCTTGCCTTGTTGTGAATACAAATCATTGATCCATGATTTATGTACTCGATCAATTTCCTCTTTTAGAGGTGTTCCTTGTTCAAGAGGAACCTCTAGTTTGGTATGGAATTGTCCTTCACTCTTAAACTTTGTGTCGGGAGTGAAGAGATATGCCCACTTCAGTTGTCCTTTCGGAGATACCGAGTATTTTCCAGTTGCCATTTTATTCCTATTAGAATTAAGAAAAGAAATATTTGGAATCAAGAACTCCATCAATATTGAGAGAACCTAGTTCTGGTGGTTTCTCAAGTTCTGGAAGAACTGTTTCCAAATCATTATAGAAGTTACTAAGAAGATCTACATTTTTATACATATCTACAAACGCTACTCGTATTGCAGTTGCCATGCGAGGTACACATGCTGCATGTGTGCCATAGGAGTCATGAACAACAGCAAAATCATTTATACCCTCCATTATACATTTGTTGATTGTCAATGTCAAGGCAGAAGCGTCCATACTATGAACAAAATTTGGAGAAAGCCCATTTGTTGCTCTTCTTTTATCTACTTTATCAGTAGATTCCAAGACAGTAGGCTTAATTAAAACATTATCAATGTGTGTTGATACTCGTCTTCCTTTCATAGACTTGTACATTTGTTGAACTACAAAATCAGATGGAGTTTGCCAAGAAATTGGTAGATGCTTGTCCGACATTTGCCTTCCAATACTACGTAGCCAGTTCATTGCAACTCTTGCTGCAATAACAACTTCACCAATTGCTTCCCATACATGTGCAGAAAGATAGAGGCTGGCTTCATAAGTATCATCACCAAATAAATTGCTGACTTGTCCACTCAAAATCCTTTCATGGATCGCTTCTTCTACATATACTCTACACGAGAAGCGTGTTCCTCCATACGGAACAACCATTACTGGACGCTTTGTTATTTTTCTTGAAATACCAAAATCAAGCCACTCCTGAGCAAACTGCTCACCATTTTCTGCATCTATTTTAACCTTTTTCTTGACAACATCAGCTACCGACTGATAAATATCTTGTGGAAGTGCTTCTGGAGTTAGATTGGTTGCTCTTCCACCAACAGGATCACGAAGCATTGCAGAAAAATGCTGAAGACCATTGTTGCTACCATCAAGACATATTGGTATTGAAGATTTGTAGCCAAGACCTTGAATCACAAATTCGCTCCACTCAAAGCACCATGCAAGAAAAGACCAAGGTTCCTCTGCTTTTGTCCACCATCGAAAATCTAGTGGATTCTTTGCAGATTCTGCGATTTCATTTGAATGTCTGTAAACCCATGCAACTCGATCAAGAAAAGATACCTTATCATATCCAAAACAGTTGGCTCCATGTACTGCAAAGTATTCCTCTTGTTCAGTGTTTGTTATTGCTAACTTCTTTGCAAAATGTAGAAGTGCTTTTGCATAATCTGGACCTTGTGGTGTTAGAAATGAGTTTACTGTGTACTTTCGACCTCGAAAATCCATTTGATAAACAAAATAAATTGCTGGATAATCCTTGAATTTATCTGCCATCATAAGTGTTCTTGAAAGTTGTATTCTTTTTGAAGACAGCTTTGCATTCAAATCATAAACAACCGTTGCTTTCTTTTTCCACTTGATAAAGAGATCAAGGTCTTCTTTACTCATATCTTTTTTGTTGTGACCTTTAATTGGAGATGGCAGAACCTTGTACCCTTCTCTTGGAGGCAGATTTGCCCAAGATTCTCCAGTTTCCCAACAATTCTTGATAACTTCAAGAATTTTTCTATTGACAACCCAACGAGTACGTTGAAGTGCGTTGATTGCACCATACTCTTGAGGCATCGGATGAAATTGCATCTCTTCAAGATATTCTCGATTCCTTGTTTTAATCATTGGAATCGAATTGATCTTGTTTGTGTGATAACCACCATTAACCGGAGAAGACCAGTCTTTTGGAGGAATCACACAAGGATAAAAATACGGATGAATAGTCTCTCCTTCATCATTTAACTGCTCAATCCATGCAAGAGTTGCATCGTTTGCTTGTAAATATAGAAGTCTTTTGTTACGCTTGTATTGTATTGTTTTGACTTCCAACAATCCAGTACATTGAACAAGTATGTCTATTAGTTTGCAACCAAGATGCAACTTTTCTTGACTTGTCCAAGGATTATGTTCTAGTACCTCTATTTTGGTCATTCTTCTAATCAGATTGTATCTACGATAAACTCGATTAGTAGTCTTTTGGTTTACTTTATTCTTAATAAGCCGAAATAGATGACCCGATTCTTTTGAATTTTCCCACAAATCAAACTTAAACTGATCTTCAAGTCCATTTGCAAGTTTCATAGCAACTCTTGTCAATGGTGAACGAGTTGTTACTCCATCAATACAATATTTGAGAGTAAGATAGGCTACAATTTCAGGATCAAGAAGCATTAGCGTTTGTGCAGAAGTTGCCATTTTACCTGCTTTGCCACTCAAGGCGAATGCTAGGAAATTGCTGATTCCTTCTACTACCGCATCTAATGCTTCTTTCATTAGTGTTACACCATAAAGTGTTACACTTTCTCGACCCTTTTCTTTTGCTTCTCTTATATTTTTATGGTATCTTTCAATACCAAGTCCATTCATCTCCTTTTCTATTTTTTCTTGCTCATTTCTTAAATTCAATTCAGTTGTGTGTTTGGAATTTTAGATTCAACCATAGACTCAAAATTCTGCTCAATGAGTTTCATAGCAGTTTCGATGAAAGTGAGTGCTGTCTCGATTCTATCTTGACAAGATTCAGCTTCATCTCTGAGAGCAAAATCAATCAACATAATTGATTTGCCAAGGATATGTTGTGCCTCATGATCTAGTTTCAAGATTTCTTCGCTTGAAAGACCATGTACTT